CCGGACGCCTCGATCGGCCCCCAAAATAAAAGCCGCCTTTTTGCGGAAGATTCGGCGCTTCTCTTCGAAGTAGCACTCGGAGCACGAGCACCACCCGTGCTCGGCGTTGTAGCGGGCGTGCGTGGGGCGCATCAGCACGCGAGCGCCGCAGACGCAGCGGTACCACCAGCGCGGCGTCACATCGCCACGCGTCCGCAGATAGTCAGGGCCACGCTCGACGGCGACCAGCATGTGGAAGACGTGCCCGGGCTTGGGTTCGTAAGCTGACCGTCGACCACGCGTCATGACGCACCAGCCTCGTCATCGGGAAGCGATCCGGGAAGCGGGAAGCGATCGGGAAGCGATCGGTCCGATTGGGTGCCATTCGAGCCGTGAGGTTCGCAGTGCTCGACAGCGCTTCCCGTCGCTTCCCCCCGCAGCTTCGCTGCTGGGGGGGAGGGCTTTGGGGAAGCGGTCTCGCCGGAAGCACCCCCGTCCGGGAAGTGGTCGGGAAGCGATCGGGAAGCGATGGGAAGTGGTGCCTCGTCGGAGGCACCTGCGACGACCAGAACGTGACGGTTTTTTTGCGCCGCGTCAGGACGCCGAACGATGGTCTGGTCGATGAGGAGTCGTGTGACGGCCTTCTCGATGACGGTTGCTTTCCCGGAGCACATGCGCACCAGGTCGGCCCGCGTGCGGACGGGGACCTTCGAGCGTAGGAGTTTCTCGACGACGTGGGCTTTCATCCGCTCGACGGCGAGATCGTCACGCTGGACGGCCTCGGCCTGACGATCTCCCTTGCGCGGCGCCTGCGACTGTGCCGTCTCGAGCGACGACATGCGGGCTCGGGCGTGGTCGATGCGCATCCGTAGAGTCGTTTTCACGGTGCCGATGCGGTTTTTGACGATGTCAACATCGACATCGCCGCCGCCGTCCGGCACCGAGCGGAGGACCATGACGACGCTCGCGCCGAACTCGATCGAGCCGGAGTCTTTGCCCGCGGCGAGGGCGTTCGGCTCGCGCTCGTCGCCGCCCCGGTAGAACGCGCGCGAGACCTCGGACGTCGCGATGATGCTCACCCCGTGGATCTTCGCACAGCGCTTGATCGCGGCCATGACGAGATCGACCTTCGCGCGCGGCGTCTCGGCCTGGTCGGAGCCTTGGCAGCGGATGGTCTGGATCGAGTCGAGAACGAGAAGGGCGGGCTTCTGCGCCTCGACGTCGCGGCCCTGGGCGTCCTTGTAGACGTAGCGCGCGCGCCGTCCGAGTTCGGCGGCGACGTCCTCCAGGAGCACGCCGTCTTCGTCGGAGTCGGCCATCGCGAGGCTAGCGAGGTCGGTTTGGCAGCGTTCGCGCAGCGTCGCCTTGGCGAACTCGTCGCCGGCCTCGAGGTCGTCGCGGTTCAAACCCTGTTGCTGGCCGATGCGGATGGCGAGGCCCTCGGCGTCCTCGTCGGCGGCGAGGATCGAGACCGGGATCCCGCGCATGGCCGCGTCGTGCGCGATCTGAACGGCGAGCGTCGTCTTTCCGGCACCGGGCGCACCGGCGAGAACGATCACCTTGCCGCGACGATGTCCGCCGCGCAGGGCGAGATCGATCGCCGCGATCTCGGTGGACAATGGCGCGCCGGCCGTGCCGAGACGATCGACGCGATCGGCGAGCGAGGGCACGGAGCGGCGCGCGGCGTCGACCTGATCGAGCAGGGCGCGGTGCGCGACGAGCAGATCGTCGAGGTCGGCCGCCCCGGTGTAGCTCTTGGCGGCGGTGAGCTGGCACTCGGCGATGACGGCACGCGCGCGCCACTTGGCGAGCACGATCGACGCGTGCGCCTCGAGATGGACGCTGACGGGCGAGTCGTTGACGAGCTGCGCGAGGTAGGACGGGCCACCGACGCCCGCCATGCGATTGGTGTCGCGGAGTTCGCCGGCGACGGTAACGAGGTCGACGGGGCGGCCGGCGTCGGCGACGGCGCACGCGGCCTCGAAGATGCGCGCGTTCGGGTCGCTGTAGAAGTGCTTCGGCTCGAGGATGCCGCGGGCGATGGCGAGCGCGTCGGGGGAGAGCAGGCACGCGCCGAGCACCGCGCCCTCAGCATCGAGGTCGTGAGGCGGCGCGCGCCCCGCGATCGGGACGACCTTGGCCTCGCGAGGGTCGGATGGTTCTCGGCGGCGTCGCGCCATCACGCGGACCTTGCCTGGTTGGAGAGGACGGCCTCGGCGAGCGAGACGAGGTAGCGAGCGAAGGCGAGAGGCGTGCGGCGGCGCTGCTGCGCGGAGCAAACCTTGATGCCCGGCGGGACCGGGGCGCCGGTGCGCGTCGACATTGTGCGTCCGCCAGATGTCCAGTGCGTCGGGTCGCGGGGCGGCGGCCATCGGAGCCAAGCCAGCTCGACCCCGACGAGATAGAGCCATGTCGACTTTCGCGCGACGTGTCCCCACCGGACCTGTTCGACCTCGATGGTGAAGCCGTCGAAGCGATCGAACAGCTTCCCGCACGACGTCGGATGCCAGACACCGTCAGCATCGAGCGCCGGCGCCGGCAGCTCGGCGTATCGCCAGAGCTGCGACCCGGCCGGATGCTCAAGCACGCCGCCGAACGCGCGAACCTGCTCGAGAGCACGCGGCGCGCAGTCATGCTCGGCGCCCCGATAGAGGTGGCGGAGCTTGCCCCACGGACCGCACGGCGGATGCGCGACGACCGGGTTCGGCCCGTCGTACAGGCGCGCGTCTCGCGACTCGTCCCAGCAATCGACGCCGAGCGCCGGATAGGGCCCGCGCGGGTCGATGTAGAGCGCGGCGACGTTCACCGGACGCTCCGCAACTTGGCGAACTCATCGAACCGCTCCCCGTTGAAGTAGAGCGCCGGTTGCGGCTCGCCGAGGAGCAGCATGCAGCCGACGCGACGGCCGGAATCGCGCTCATAGGCGGCGAGGAGGCGCTCGACAGCGGCGCGGAGGTCGTCGGGCTTATTAATCACACGGACCTCGTCTGGATCTGGATCAGCGGCTCGAGCTGCGTCTAGTAGGACGAGCATGAGCGGATGACGCGGGTCGCCGCCCTTGGTTCGGCCTAAGCACATCGCGTTGCCGCGGGACTCGAAGATCTGGCGCGCAGTGAACGGCTCGTGCGGATTCCAAGCGCGGCCGAGCACGTAGCGGAAGCGGTCGTCGGGGCTCGTCACCGCCCACGCGAAGTCATCGCCTTGCGCGACGAGTCCGAGCTCTTTCCAGAACGGGTTGAGCGTCACGCAGCCACCTGGTCAAGCACCTTGAGCGCCTCGACGTAAACCGCCGCCTCGGCGCGGAGCTTCTTCCGCTGCTCCTCGGTCATCCACGCCTCGTCGATCAGGCGCTCGCAGGTCGTGATCTCGCGGCAGAGGTAGCGGCTCGCCATGACCGGAAGCTTCTTCTCGAGGAAGGCGTTCGCGACGAGGATCTTGAGCGACGCATGGCCGCCCCAGAGCGAGCGGACGTCGTGGCGAGCGGCGAGGTCGCGGAGGGTCACGCGGCCTCCTTGGCGTGATCGAGCAGGTACGCGCGCCACTGGAGCGTGCGGATCAGGATGTCGCGCGCCTCGGCCTCGGTGAGCAGCTCGCACCAGATCTCGGCGCGGCTCACCGAGTAGTGAGCGGCGGCGAAGTCTCGCGCGTCGAACCATGTGCGCGACGAGACGAAGATGCCGACGCAATTGCGCGAGGTCGTGAAGCAGCGCCACGCGACCGGCGCGGAGGGCGGGGTGGAGATCAAGCGCGCCTCCGGGTCCAGTGGTTATCGCCGCGCGGACGACGCTCCGGGCAGGTTCGCGATCCGTTGAGGTCGCCCAGCGGCCGGAACTTGCGGCCCTTTGCGATCATGTCGTGCGTGTTGTCTGCCGTCGTCCCGAGGAAGAGGTGCGCGGGGTTGCAACAAAGCGGGTTGTCGCACCGATGACAGACGCACGTGCCATGCGGTCCGTCGCCAGGAGGAATCGCGCCATTCGTCAGCTCCCACGCGCGACGATGGGCCTTGATCCCCCTTCCCGCATGCGTAAGCGAGCCGTAGCCGCTCGAACTCACGGATCCGGTCCAGGGCCAACAAGTACCGGGGCCGCCGCTCTTGTCGACCTTCGACCAGAAGCGAGCGGCGGCGCTGACAGACCAGTGCTCGACGAACCGCTTCGACCGCGTCGCCAAGTCGCACTTGCGAGAGCAGACCTTTCGGCCGGCCTTGATCTGACTCGGGTACGCAGCGAACTCCGCGCCGCAGGCGACACATAGAAGCATGACGCTCATCGAATCACCGGCGGATGAGCAGCGAGAATCCGGCGCCAAGAATCGATGACGGCGGCCGACTCGCGGCGGCCGCGATCGCAAGAGCCAGAGGCGTAGATGGCCAAACGAAACCGCTCATCGTTGGCGGAGCACGCTCGGAACGAGCGCCGTACCCGCGCCAAGGCGATGCGCGCCTGATCGGCTCGCGACGTGGTCTGACAATCGACGCTGCCCAATTGCCAGAGCCCGCACGAACGTCCGGCGTCGCCGAGCGTCGTGGCGTTGTCGACGTCGAGCCGGAACCCACTTTCATGCACTGCCAACGCGACGAGCAAGGCGGCCGTCCGCGGGTCGTGCGTCACCTCGGCCAGGTCGTCGGCGATCGCGGCGTAGCGGCGCACGCCGGCGTCATAGGTCTCGCGCGCGGGGACCTGCCCGGGCGGGACGACGAGGAGCAGGAGGGAGAAGATCCAAGCGCTCATGAAGTCAGCCCCATCCGCGCCCGTTCGAGCGCTGCCAAGGCGTCGTCGACGGAGCGCACGACGCACGCGAACCCACCGAACGACCGCACGAGGTGGATCCACGCGTGCTGCTCGGGCGAGATGCGGCCGCCCGAGAGGCGCTTCACCTCGAGCGACACCCACCGGCCCTTGGGCGCGAGGAGGCCGACGAGGTCGGCGCTTCCCTTGCCGAGGCCGCCGGAGAAGCGCGTCACGGCGCCGCTCTTCGGATCGATGCGCTCGCCGAACGCCTGCGCGTTCCTGAACAGCAAGAGGTCGGGCTCCTTGCCGAGCCGCTCGCGGATGGCGAACTGGATCGCAGCCTCATCGGTGCGCTCGACGCGCGCGCGCTTCGGGATGGCGATCACGCGCCCCTCCTCGGCGCCGACCGCGCGAGCGCCATCTCTTCCTTGGTGTGGTGCGGGTGGTGCCCGTACTTGTGCTTGTAGATCGCGATCGCCCACCCGATCTTGTGGCCCTTCGCGAACGCGAGCCGCTGGAGCGCGACCCACGTCGCGGCCTTCTCGAGGCGCGGCACGATGCGCGTCTCCGAGCTGAGATCGTCGGGCGTCACGCGCGGCGGCGGACGAGGCGGAGCCGCGACCCCGCACCGCGGGCAGAGCTCGGCGCACCGGAACACCGCACCGCACGACTTGCAGGTCGTGAGCGCGCCGAGCTGCTCCTTCTTGCCGCGCTCGGTCTCGGACTCGGACAGCGAGAAGACGCGGTCCTCGTCGGGCAGGCCGTGGATGTAGACCGAGCCCTTCAGGTCGACGATCAGCGCGCGCGCCTTGCCCGGGTGCGGGCGGAGGAAGCGGCCGCACGCCTGGATGAACGTTCCCCACGTCGAGAAACCGCGCGCGAGGATGCCGACGTCCGCCGGTGGGCAGTCCCACCCGCGCTCGAGCGCCTTGACCGTCGTGAGCAGGTCGAGCGCGTCGGGGTGCGAGGCCGGGAGCTGGAACCTCGCGAGGGAGTCCTCCCGCTCGCGCTCCTTCGTCTCGCCGTCGACGCGTGCCGAGCGGTAGCCGATGCCGGCGGCGCGCTCCGCGAGCTCGAGCGCGAGCGGCCGCGACGAGGCGAAGATCACCGGCTTCTTCTGGCCGCGGGGCGCGAAGCGGCGGAGCGACACGATCGGATCCTCGGCGAGGTCGCGGCTCGGCTTGCCGCCGCCGGGGCGGAGAACGGTGACGGGGACGAGCGCCTCGAGGCCGACGAGCTCCTCGAACGTGGCCTTGACCTGCACGAGCGCCTTGTAGAAGTCGCCGAGCGGCCGGCCGTCGCCGCGCTCGGGCGTCGCGGTGAGGCCGAGGATGCACTCGGCGTTCGGGTAGGCGGAGACGATCCGCATGCTCGTCTCGCAGAGGATCGTTTCCGTCTCGTCGAACACGAGCACGTCGGCCTCGGGCGCCTCGCCGCGGCTCGTGAGCGTCTGCGCGGAGCAGAGCTGCGCCGGCGCGGACGGTGACGCCGGATAGCCCGCGGCGACGACGCCGTGCTCGATGCCGATGCGGGTGAGGTGCTTCGACGTCTGCGGGATCAGCGCCTTCTCGCGCACGATGAACGCGGCGCGCCGACCACGACGACGGACCCCGGCGAGGAACATCCCGGCCACGACCGTCTTGCCGGTTCCGGTGCGCGACACGAGGAGGATGCGCGGAGGAAGCGCGCGCGCGCGAAGGTGGCGCCACGCGGCGGCCAGATCGTGGAGGGCCACGCTCTGATAACCGCGGGGCACCAACTCGGTCACGCGTCCTCCTCGGGAATCGCGACGGCCGCCTCGGCGTGAACTTCGTCCGTGGGCCGCATCGCGACGCACTCGTCGTGCGGCCAGCCCAAAGGGAAGCCACAGACTTCGCAGAGCTCGGGATCTGCGCTCACACGCCCTCTTCCGCGAAGAGATCGCCCTGCCTCTCGTTGATCGAGTAGGGGCGCCAGTCGATCGGCTCGTCGGTGTCTTCGCGGATGACGAGCACGCCCTTCGTCGTGCCGCCGTTGCGGACGTCGACCTGGTCGCGCTCCTCGCGGCACGGGACGTCGCGGTGCGTCTCGCCTGCGCGGTAGGCGCGGGCCTTCGTCTTGGCGCGCTCGACGTAGACGTCGCGCTCCTTCTGGAGGTTCTTCTTCTGCTCCGAGACGGCCTCGATGCGCTGATCGACGTCCTCGATCTCGGCGTGGATGGCGACGAGTTCGTCGGCGAGCGCGGCCTTCTCGTCGTCGGACAGGAGGCACTTGAGGTAGCGCGTGCGGGGGAGCGGCGGAGGGGGCGCGACGGCGGCCTGCTCGGGCTCGGCAGGTGTCGGCCCGTTGTCGGACCCGATCACGTCGGAGCGGTCGACGACCTCCGCTTCGACCCCTGTCCCGTCGCGCGTCTTGAGCTTCACGGTCGCGGCGCCGTTCGCGCCATTCACGTGCTTCCCGTTGAGCTTCTTCTTTGCCGCGTTCTTCTTGCTGGTCTTCCCGATCGCCATTTCGTGCCTCGCCTGATTCGTTCGAACGTGAGAAGCCCCGCGAGCGGCCGAGCGCGCAGGGTCAGATCAATCGCAGGTGCAGACGCAGCACGCGCCGCAGCCCGATGCCTGGCATCCGATGCAGCGGTAGACGCCGCGAGCCGGCTCGCCGCACTTCGGACAGCGCGTGCGCACGGCGGGGGGGGGCGCGGGCCGAAGCGCAGCGACCTCCGCGGCAAGATGCGGCGCGAGAACGAGGCCCCGCGCGATCGTGCCGACCATCGTGATCGCGCCCTTCTTCGCGATCGCCCTGAGATGGCACGTGACCGCGTTCGTCGACGCCCAGCCGAACCGCTTCATGATGTCGCGGATCGTCGGCGGGAACCCGCGCGCGGCGATGCTCGCCATGATGAAGTCGAGGATCTGTTGCTGCCGAGCCGTCAGCGGACGCCGCGCAGTTTCACCCGTGCAGGTGTTACTGAAATCGGCCGCGCTCTGAACTTCGGCGCGTACAGCCGGCACCGTAGGGGTCGCGTGGTCCACGGATCAGCTCTCGCCGTCGGTGCCGGTCTTGCCGATGCGCTCGCGAGTCGCCTCGATGGCGGCGCGCTCGTTTGGCTGGAGCCACGACTCTTCGGGGATGCCAGCGAGCATCAAGAGCCCGGTGCGCTGCGGAGCCTCGGGACGCGACACGCCGCGCAGCCACTGCGAGACGGAGGGCTGCTTCACGCCGAGCATCGACGCGACGTAGGTCTGCGTCCGCTTCGAAGCGTCCTCCGCCATCCAAGCGGCGAGGAGCGCGACGCCTTCGTTCTGCATCCGCGAGAAGTATAATTATGACGAACGCAGGTCAAGGGAGTCGGTAGAACAGAAGTAAAGTTATGCCGTTAGCTCTTTACAATGAGGGCATGTCGCGCCGCGCCGGCCGCCCGTCCCTTCCCGACGAGGACGCGGAGAGGATCCGTTCCGAGCTCCAGCGGACCCGCGACGAGAAGTTCGCCGGGAACGCGACGAGGCTCGCGAAAGCGCTCGGGATGTCTCAGAGCGGCGTGACCCAGATCATCAACCGCCGGAACCGGCCGTCGACCGAGACCGCGGTCGCGCTCGCTCAGCTTCTCGGCGTCGAGGTGTGGCAGCTGATGTACGGCAAGACGAGCGGAGCTGCGCTGACGATTACGCTTGACACGGACATCTATCCGAATCGTGCGCGCGCGATCGCGGCGGCCCGGCTTCTTCGACGGAGCGAGGCGGCGATCGCGCGCGTACAGCAACGCCCCGGTGCGAAGAGCGATGAAGACCGGCCCGTCGATGCGTGGTTTCACCTGATCGAGGTCGAAGAGGCGTCGATCGACGAGCCGCGGCAGTTCAAGGGAACGGTCCTCAATCCGAGCGTCGCGATGCTGCCGCCAGCTCCTCCACGCGGACGGAAGAGGTAGCGACCAGGTCGACCGAGATCCACTGCACGCGAGTCACGGACCCGCGTAGCCTTGGTGGATGGGGGACGCGCTCCAGGTCGCCGAGTTCGAGCATCGAGAGATCCTTCGAGCGTGCGGCTTCGCCGAGGACGACGTTCCCGGAGCCCTCGCGATCGCAACCGCCCTCCTCGGCGAGCGGAGCGTGTTGGCGGTGCCGGCCGCCGAGGTGTGGGGCGAGGGCGAATCGACCTGCGACGAGCTGATCCTCGTGCGTGAGGACCTCGCGCCTCGCCATCGCGACTTCGTGATCCTGCACGAGGTCGGCGAGATCTGGGTCGCTCGGCGTCGCCTCCGATTCGTCGACTTCCTCGAGAAGGAGCGCGTTTGCGACGCGATCGCGGGCGCCCTCTTGGCCCCGACCTCGGCGTTCGCGCCCGCGCTGAAGGATCACCGCGACGACTTCGCGGCGCTCGCTCACGAGTTCGACGCTACCGAGACCTCGATGGCGCTCCGCTTCGGCGAGGTGACGTCGACGCCGATCCGGGTCGTGAGGCCGGGTCTGACTCGCGAGCGCGGGCGGGCCTACGACTGGAGCCGCGGCGCCGCACGACGAGCGCTGACCGACCAGCCGGATCGCTTTGTCGAGATCGCCGCCTAGCGATGCCGCGCGGGCGTCTTTGAGCTGCGCGCGCCTTCGATCGCCGCGCAACCGCCCGTGCATCCGACGCACGCCGCGCAGCTCACGGCCGGGATGATGAAGCCGAGGGCGAGGAGTATCCAAAGCATCTTGAACCACGCCTCGGTGGCGCCGCCCTGCTTCACCACGACGATCTGCGGCTGTTGCGGGGGCGCCCCGTAGCCGGAAGGGGGAGGCGGCGGATAGCCCTGGTTCGGCGGACCGGGAGGCCAGCCGCCGGGAGGGGGCGGGTATTGGTTCACTTCTGAATCGTCGCCGATGGCGCCCGCGTCATTCAAGAGATCCGCGCGCTTAGAAGTTTCGCACTGATTTTCCTTGGCCGACATCAGAAGTATAATTATAGTCGCGTCTACCTCGTCCGTTCCGATGAACATGAAGACGACGCCAGCCGCGAAGACGACCGGGAGCAGCGACCAGAGCGAGCAGGCCCTCCTGTACCGCCTGGTCCGAGAGCTCCCGCTCGCCGACGTGCTGCGCGCCCTTGCCGCTAAGGAGCCCACGCCTTGAACAAGACGCCCACCCCCGTGCCCACCCGAGGCGAGCGCCTCGACGCCCTCGTCGCCACCGGGACGCCCCGCGATGAGGCGAGCGAGAAGCTCGACCGGCTCGACGTGGCGGACCTCTTCGAGCTCGACCGGTCGATCGTGCGCCGGCGCGAGCATCGGGTGATCGGGTGAGCGCGCCGGACGTCTTCGCCGAGGCGCGCGCGAAGCTCGACGCCAAGATCGCGTCGGCGGCGCGGGACTTCGTGGCCCTGATCGAGTCCGAAGCGGACAAGCGCAGTGACGGCGGGATCAGGCGCGTCTCGATCACCGTGCCGGCCGACTCGCTCGTCGTGCTGCGCGCGCAGATCGCGGCGTGGGACGCGTTCAACGACACGCTGGGGGACGGCTCGTGAAGCGCTCCCAGAAGAAGTGGTTGCACCGCGACCTGATGAACCCGAAGCACCAGCCGGCGATCGAGCGACGTCTCGCGCGCGCCGAAGCTGACGCGGCGGCGAAGAAGATGCCCAAGCCGAAGCGGAAGGCGAAGGTCGCGCCGAAGAAGCCGCCGACGCACCCGGCGCGCACGGCGAGGAAGCGGAACGAGCGGCGCAAGGGGGGTGATGAGCCGGGCCCGCGTTCGCCACGAGCAGAGGAGGGCCGGGCGATGAACATCGACGACGCGCATGCGAACAAGCTCGCCGACATGCTCGAGGAGTTGGAGCGGCCCGACGTTGAGCCCGAGCAGATCTCGGCGGTGCTCGGCATGGTCGGCGCGACGCTCCGCGGTCACCTGAAGATCGTGGGCGTCAACGAGGCTGACGATCTGATGTTCGCTCTCACCCCAGCGGGAACCAAGGCGGTCGAGTCGATGCCGAGCGCCCCGATCGCCTGCATCGTCTGCGGCGAGCCCGGCGCGGCCGGTCACGAGAAGTGCAACCCGCGGAGGTCGCCGTGAGGTCCTCCGCCGCCGCCATCGCGATCCCGAGCGCCGAGCCGGAGCCGACCGGCCTCGAGCGCTTCGTCATGCGCGATCCGCCCCCTGGCTACCGGTGGGCGCCGACGCCGTCCGACGGCTGCGCGATGCCGTGGAACGCGCCGAAGATCGAGTTGCTCCCGCCGGCGCCGGAGTGCCTCGCCGCTCAGTCCCGCCTCGCCCGCCTCATCGCGGCCGCGCCGGCGAAGAAGACGCGCCAGCTCGAGGACGCGATCGCGAACGCGAAGAATAGCGTCGGCGCGTGGTCGGAAGGCGCGGTCAACCCGCCCGGGTGGGAGCAGATCGCGCGCAAGTACCTCTCGACGCTCGAGCTGATGGTGACGCCATGAGCGACAAGCCTATGACGACCGAACTCGACGCGGCGCGCCTCGTCGCGACGATCCTCGAGACGACCCGAGGCGACCACGGGCAAGAGGCTCGCGATGCACTAACCGCTGTGATCCTTGAATGCGTGTGGGTTGCGGCGAACGACTTCTTCAAGGAGCACGGCGGCGCCGGCGGGGTGATCGATGCGCTCACGAAGGCGTATGCGGCTGACCAAGAGGCGACCGTTGCGCTCGAGACAGTCCGGCGCGTCGCCCGCGATTGGCTGATCGCCGGGGACAAGGTGACGCCGTGAGCCTCGACGAGTTCGTGGGCACGACATGGGGCAACGAAGCGAGCCGCGTCGCGACCGCGATGGGCCGGCGCGGAACGAACCCCGAGAGCGTGGCCGTCGCGGTCCGGCGGATGCGCCTCGCTGCGGAGCCGTTCGTGGGCCGTCACGCGGCGAAGGAGGCTTCGAACACGGTCGCCTCGGTCATGGTGCTCGAGGACGGGCTCGCCGACGTGGCGGAGCTGGCCGAGTCGTCGCTGCGCCGGCTGCAGCGGACGGACATCTTTTCGCCGCACACCGACGGGTCGCCTCGGGTGGGGCTGGACGTGGACGTGCGCGCCATCTCGGAAGCGATGGCGGCGGCTTGGAAGGGGACTCGGTGATGGGACAGATCCAGATCGTTTCGTGGTGGGACTCGAGGCGCGTGCTCTGGGAGGGCGAGGCCGAGTCGACGCTCGACGCCGTGACAAAGGCGAAAGCTGCCGGTGCGGACCTCGGCGGCGCGGACCTCCGCGGCGCGGACCTCGGCGGCGCGGACCTCCGCGGCGCGTACCTCGGCGGCGCGTACCTCGGCGGCGCGGACCTCGGCGACGCGGACCTCAGCGGCGCGGACCTCGGCGACGCGGACCTCGGCGGCGCGGACCTCGGCGGCGCGTACCTCCGCGGCGCGGACCTCGGCGACGCGTACCTCCGCGGCGCGGACCTCGGCGACGCGTACCTCGGCGGCGCGTACCTCGGCGGCGCGGACCTCGGCGACGCGGACCTCGGCGGCGCGGACCAGGAGGCATTGAAGGCGCGCGGAGCCATCTTCGACGGACATCTCGATCCGAAAGCCGACCTCTGGGCGGTGCTCGATCTCGCCCCGGCCGAGGCAGCTGCGCTCCGGACGTCGCTGCTCGAAGGCAAGGTGAACGGCTCGGTCTATAAGGGCGCGTGCGCATGTCTGGTCGGCACGATCGCGAACGCGCGCGGGTGCCACTACGACGCGATCCCGGGGCTCGTCCCGGACTCGAGTCGGCCCGCAGAGCGCTGGTTCCTGTCGATCAGGCCGGGCAGGACGCCACAGAACAGCTCGAAGGTGCGGCGGACGGTGGAATGGATCGACGAGTGGGCAAAGCTTCGGGCCGAGGCGATCGCCGTCGCCAACACGGAGGCCGACCGTGGGTGACAAGCTCTTTGCCGCCAAGGCCGGAAACCGCTGGCTCGGCAAGGGCCGCCTCTTCACGGAGCCCGTCGGTATGCCCCGCGAGGAGCTCCTCGACGCGGCGCTCGACCTCGGCGTCGACACGATCGTGGTCTTGTCGCTCGAGGACGCGCAGAAGATCCCGCGGACGGGGCAGTTCACCGTCGCGCCGAAGCTGCTCGTGCAGTTTGCCGAGTTGCCGGCGCCTGAGCCGACGAGGGCGAGCTGATGCCCAACTGGCGCTCCCTCATGGACAAGACATTTCTTGGAGCCTGGGATCTTTGCGACCCGAAGACGGGCCAGCCCCGCGACTACACGCTCGAGATCGAGAGCGTCAAAGGCGAGGTCGTCAAGTCCAAGGAGGTCCCGAAGGGCAAGCGGAAGATCGTGATCCGCTTCAAGGGCGCATCGAAGGCGTTCATCTGCAACAGCACGAACGCGGAGTCGATCGAATCGATGCACGGCGCCGATTACACCGCTTGGCCGCGGCAGCGCGTGACTCTCTACCAAGGAGAGACGCGCGATCCGAAGACGGGGAAGCAGGTTAAATGCATCCGCGTCCGGACGAAGAGGCCGCAGGGGCCCGCAGAAGAGATCGTCTCGCAGCCCGTCGACGAGACGATGCGCGACGAGCAGGAGCAGGCGTTCGGACGTGAGCCGGGGGACGACTGAGATGCTCGATCTCGCTGGACAGCGATTCGGTCGGTGGATTGCTGGGTCGCGCGCAGAGGGCGTGCCGTCAGCGTGGGTGTGCCGGTGCGATTGCGGCACGGTGCGAGCGGTCAGCACGTGCAATCTTCGCGCTGGCGGCTCTCGATCGTGCGGATGCGCCACGCGCGAAGCGACGGCGGCCCGCAATCGCACCGGCCTCTATAGCCGCCGCCATGGTCATTCGACGCGCGAGGCGCGCACGCCAGAATACGACGCGTGGGCGGCGATGATTCGCCGGTGCACTTCGAAGCGCGTGCGCAACTTCCACAATTATGCGGGGCGCGGGATCCGCGTCTGCGACGAATGGCGCGATGATTTCGCCGTGTTCCTCGCTCACATGGGCCTCCGGCCCTCGCCCGGTCACAGCATCGACCGGATCGATAACAACAAGGGATATGAGCCCGGCAACTGTCGGTGGGCAACGCGGGCGGAGCAATTGCGCAATACGCGCCGCAATCGATTCGTGCTCGTCGGAGGAGAGCGTCTCTGTTTTTCGGACGCCGCTAAGAGGCTCGGGGTGAGCCCACCGACCGTGCGCAAGATGCTCGAGCGCGGAGAGCTGGAGGCAGCATGAACGTCGAACCGATCCGCTTCTCCTGGCTGAAGAACTTCGCTCGATCGCCCGCGCACGCGAAGGCCGAGCTCGACAACCCGCGAGCCCCCACCCGCGCGATGGATCTCGGCGCCATCGCTCACCGCATCATCCTCGGTCCGCGCCCCGGTGACGGCGAGCTCGCGATCTGGACCGGCGAGCAGCGGCGCGGGAAGGTCTGGGACGCCTTCGTCGAGGAGTACGCCGGCGACGTGATCGTGCGAGCGAAGGACTTCAACATCGCGAAGAAGATCGCCGCCGCAGTGCAGGCCGACGAGACCGCCGCCGGGCTGCTCGACGCCGCGCGCTGCGAGGTGCCGCTCGCGTGGGAGGAAGCCGGCTTCAAGTGCGAGACACGCGGGATCGACATCCTCCGTCCGGCGCGCGGCGAGCCCGGCTTCTCGATCTGGGAGCTCAAGTCCACGACGAACGTCGAGCCGGAGAAGCTGAAGCGTCACGCGATGCAGATGCTCTACCCGCAACAGCTCGAGTTCTATCGCGGCGGCCTCGAAGCGCGAGGCGCCGGTCCGTGCCGCGAGGCGGGGATCATCGCCGTCGAGGTCACGCCGCCGCACGTCGTCACGTGCCTGACGCTGACCCCGGCCCTGCTCGCGTGGGCGCGGAAGTCGCTCGTCCTCTGGCTCGAGCGGTGCCGCATCTGCTTGAACGACAACCACTGGCCCGGCTTCGCGCAGAGGCCGGTCGACTTCGACGTGCCGCCCTGGCTCGCCGAGGTGCCCGACGAGGAAGAGCCCGAGGGCGAGGAGGACGACGCGGCATGAAGAAGCTTCTCCTTCGAGCCGTCCGCGCCCTGATCGCTGTCTTCCTCGAGACCGATGCCGAGGCGCGCGTGCGAGAGCAGATCGCCCGGGAGCGAGCGGAGTTCTATCGGCGGCGCGAGGCGAGGAACGACGAGCCGGAGAACCAACGATGAGCTCGCGCCGCCCCGTCCCACTCCGCGTCTGGTCGGAGCCGCACGCCCGCGCCTACCTGCTCCGCACAGCGGCGGACCTCGTCCAAGACGAGTGCTTCCTCGTCGAGGCGCACAGACTCGTTTCGCTTGCGATGTCCCCCGTGGTCTGCGATGAGGAGGCCGGCCGCGCGTTCGTCGTGTTCCGGCTATCGGACCGCTCGGTCCGCCTCAACGTGCCGCTCCCCAAGCTCGGGGATCGCGCCTTCGAGCGTGACGGTCGAGGAACGCGACGAACGGAGCCGAAGAAGCGCGAGGCGTGGGAGCAGTCGTGTCGCGAGCGTTGGCGGCTCCTCGTTCTGCTCGTCAAGTCGAAGCTCGAGGCGGTCGCCGCCGGCGTCACCACGATCGAGCGGGAGTTCCTCGCCGATGTCTTCCTGCCCGACGGGCGCACGGTGCATGAGGCGCTCGTCGACCCAATCCGCGAGGCGTACGCGGACGGCAAGGTGCGGCCGCTCATGCTGGGACCGGCGCAGCCGTGAAAGCGCTCTCGTTCACGCAGCCCTGGCTGTGGGCCATCCTGCACGGCGGCAAGCGGATCGAGAACCGCGTCGCGTGGAAGGGCTGCTCCTACCGCGGACCGATCCTGCTCCACGCGGCGAAGAGCGTCGGCACGCGGGAGGAGTTCGACGACACGGCCGAGTCGATCCTCATGATCCTCGACAAGGCGGATGAAGTGGCCGGTAGCTACACCTACCAGCGGTTCATCGGCGACTGTCTCGAGCTGTCATGCGGGTCGCAGACGTCTTTGTCTGGTCCAGTCGGCGAATTCTGGCGCCCTCAAGCATCGCTTCGCCGCGGCGGGATCGTCGGCCTCGCGCGGATCGTCGGCGTCGTTCGCGACGAAGAGAGCTTTCGCGACTTCGAGCGCAGCGCGCACAACCCCGGTGGACAACGCCCGTGGTGGTTCGGCGGCTTCGCGCTCGTCCTCGCCGACGTCGAGCCGCTCCCGTTCGTCGCCTGGAAGGGCGCGCTCGGGCTCTTCGAGGTGCCGGAGGACTATGCGACGAGGGCCGCGCCGTGAGCCTCCTCGACGAGATCCGCGACATCCTCCTCGACGCGCTGGAGAATCCCGAACCGTGCAGCGACGCCCAAACCGAGTCTTCGGCTACCTCCGCGTCTCCGGGTCCGAGCAAGGCCGCACCGGCACGTCGCTCGACGGTCAGCGCGACGCGGTCGCTCGGTGGTGCTCGTACCTCGGCTATCCCGAGCCCGCCTACTTCGTCGAGGTCGCGAGCGCGGGTGCCGAAAAGCTCGAGCAGCGCGTCGAGCTCCGCCGGCTCCTCGAGGTCGCGGAAGCTGGCGACCTGATCGTCGTCTCGAAGGTCGACCGCTGGAGCCGCGACATCGTGTGGGGCGTGCAGAGCGTACGCGCCCTGATCGCGCGCGGCGTCGCGTGGCACTCGATCGGCGAAAACCTCGACGCCTCGACGCCGCAAGGGGACTCGACGCTTGGGATCATGGCCTGGGTCGCCGACCAAGAGCGCCAGCGGATCAAGGAGCGCACGGTGGGGCGCCGCAAGGAGCTCCGGGACGCCGGCCTCTACATCGAGGGCCGCGTGCCGATCGGCTACGAGCGGCACGAGCGGCGCCTCCGCGTCGTCGAAGCCGACGCCGCGATCGTGCGCGAGGTCTACCGGCGTAGCATCGAGGGCGCCTCGGTCGGTGACCTGTCCGTTTGGCTCCGCCGCGCGTATCCGGACCGGCACGGGTGGGATCACAAGACGATCCAGCGGATGCTGCGATCGAGGGTCTACCTCGGCGAGGTGACGACGTCGGCGCGCGCATGGGTCGCCTCGCACGAGCCGATCGTCGACCGGTTGACCTGGGAGGAGGCGCAGGCCGCTCTCGACGCTCGGCGGCTCGGCGGACGGCGCCACGAGAGGGCCTCGAGGACGAGCGGCTGGCTCCTGCGCGGAATCGCCGTTTGCGCCGAGTGCGCTTCGAGGATGGGGGCGGCCTACAGCCGGTTCACGACGACGGGCGGCTACTACGCGTGTCGCGCCCGGATGACGGGCAACGACTGCGACGCCCCCTACGTGCCCGTCTCGCCCGCTGACGCCGCCGTGGCGCGCCTCGTCCTAGCCCGGCTCCGGGCGCTCCGCGGCGAGCTCGCCAAGCCCGGGGAGCGGCAGCCTGCGCCCGCCGAGGACGCCTTCACGACGAAGCGCGACCGGCTCCTCGCCCGGCGCGAGCGGACCGTCGACCTCGCCGCCGACGGGACGATCACCCGCGACGACCTCGCGGCGCGCCTCGGCCGCATCGACGCCGAGATCGGCACCCTCCAGGTCGAGGAGGCTGCGGAGGGCCGCCGCGCCGCGCTCAGGACGCCCCGGCGGCGCGCGGAGGTGCTCGCCGACCTGGAGACGCTCGAGACCGCCTGGAGGCGCGCGACGGTCGAGCAACGCCGAGAGATCCTCCGCCGGATGGCCCGGTGCGTCCGGCTGCACGTGAACCACCCGCCGGCGCCGACTTGGCTCGAGATCGAGGAGATGCGCAGCCTTTCAGCAGCCGACGTTAACCACTTGTTCGAGCCGCCGGATGCTGAACCGAAAGGCCGCTAGAGCCCGAGCCCGAGCCGGATCCCGACGTGCCCGCGGCTGACCGGAGCAGAAGCAGCGGGACCCGGCGCCGAGACGCCCAGCGGCGAGCGGGTAGCGCGGCGCCAGTCTCCCGGCTGGATTCGAACCACCGCCCTCCCGCTTAGGTTGCGGGCGCTCTGCCTGGCTGAGCTACGGGAGCACCGGCGCCGCGTCGCCGACTATAGCCGACGCCGCGCATCGTGGGTCAGCCAAGCGCCGCCCTGATCGCCGCGACCGTCCCGGGCCCGGCGATGCCGTCCGCGACGAGCCCGTGCGCCGTCTGGAAGGCCGCCACGGCCGCCTTGGTCTTCGGGCCGACGACGCCGTCGACCTTGAGCGGAGGAGCTGCGCCGAGGCTGTTCAGCGCCGCCTGAAGACCGTCGGGCGTCGACGGGTCGGGCGGCCCGGCCGGCTCCGTCACGGCGACCTCGGTCGGGTCGGCGCCGGGAGTCCAGCCGACGAGGGCCGACGCGATCGGTCCCCACGCGCCGTTGAGCCCGCGGACGTAGTCGGCCACGTTCGCTTCCTTGCCGCCCGACACCCGCGGGTCGTGGACGCCCTCGTAGTAGCCTGACGCGTACATGTGCTCGGCGAGCTCCTCGATGGTCATGAGGTCGATCCGGGCCTTGATCAGCGCGCGCTCGTCGAGGAGGACCTCGAGCAGCTTGTCGGCGCCGGCGACGTCGCCGGTCTGGCCCTTCGCGGTCGGCACGCCGGCGGGGAACGCCCAGAACCACGTCTGATAGCGGCCGTGGATCGGTGAGCTGTCGCCCTCGAGCTGCTCGAACGGGTCGCGCGGGGTCGGCTTGCCACCGCCCGCGGCGACGGCGCGCTCGTCGGTCGTCATCGCGCGCCGCTGGATCGCTCCCCAATTGCCGGAGCGGTTCCACGCCTCGCCGATGACGGTCTCGTGCATCGCGACGGCCATGACGAGCTCGATTGCGTGCTGGTGCGCCGCTGGGTCGGTCCCGTACCGCGCGCGCCACGCCTCGGCTGCGGAGTTCGCCTTGTCCCAATAGGTCGCGCGATCCATCAGAACCTCACCACATGGCTCGCGAACGCGCCGACGAGCCAGAACAACCCGACGACGTACGCAGCGAAGCCGAGCCGCTGGACCTTCTCGGAGCCGGCGAAGGCGTAGACGAGCAATCCGGCGAAGAGGACGAGGGCCGAGACGAGGATCGTGACGACGTTGGGGGTCATGGGTCTTTCCTTTGCAGTTCGGCGTTGACCGCCATCGACCAAGCGACGATCCGATCGAAGAGCGCGCGCGGCGGCGGCCCGTCCTGGTCCGCAAGGCTGTTGAGCTCGGCGAGCAGCGCCGTCGCTACCTGGTTCAAGCGGAGCGCCTCGTTCGACATCGGGGCGGGCTTCATCCCGAGCCGAGCGAGGTACTCCGTCAGATGCTCCCGCCACTGCTTCGGCCGCATCCGCGCGACCTCGGAGGCCCGCATCTGAGACGCCGTCAGAGCGGCGCCGCACGTCGCGCAGTAGGAGTGCCCGCGCTCGACGACCGACTTGCAGACGTGGCACCGGATCTTGGTGTCCTCGTTGCTCATGAGCCGGACCTCGGCGGCGGGTGAGCAGCGAGCCAGGTCCGCGCGAGCCCGAGGCGCTCCCGGCTGGCCTCGAGCCCGCGATCGCAGGCGCCGCTCGTGTAGACGGCGAGCCGCTCGTCGGGCGCGTTCCTCGAGCAAGCTGCGAAGCTCGCGCGGACGAGCTCGAGGGCGTGCGCGGCGTCGGCGCGCCGGTCGTGGCGGCAAGGCGTGCGCGCCGCCGGCATGATCTGCCAGAGGCCGCACTCGCCGGCGGGGCCTCGCTTCTCCCACCGGTCGACCCGGGCGTCGAAGGCGCTCTCCTTGTAGGCGATCGCGAGGAGCACCGCCGCCGTCGCCGGGCGCGTCATGCCGGGGAGCGGCGGCGCAGTCTCGACGACGGCGTCGACGTCGTCCGTGATGGCCTCGAAGCGGGCGCGGTCGTGCTCGACGACGCCGGCCGGCATCACGGCGAGGAGGACGAGGAGCAGCCAGGCGTTCACGCTAGCGCCGGGATTCCCGCGAGGTCGGCGCGGAGCTGCGCGAGGTCGTAACCCTCGAGCGACTTGCCGGTGTTGCCGATCATCTCCTCGGACAGGATCGCGAACGCCTCGTCGCAATACTTCGCGACGAAGCCGAGGGTCACGGGCTGAAGCTTCGCCCACGTCACGACGACCAGGTCGCGCGAGACGCCGAGGAAGGACAGGAGCCCAGCGCCGCGGACCGCACAGCCGGGGGTGTAGTGGCCGCCTTCGATCGGCGAGCCGGTCACGACGGACCAGGGCTTCCCGGCGTCGAACTGATCCATCGCCGAGCTCGGCATCTCGAACCCGATCGCGACGGCACCGAAGAGCCAGATGGCCTCGAGCAGCTCGTCGATGTTGCCGGGCTTGAGCGCGACGAAGCCGCCGATCTTGTGGCGCTTGCCGTTCGCGTCGAGCAGGCCCGTGCTGCGCCGGTACTTGAGCGCGGCGCGCATGTCAGTCCCCTGATCGGTGCTCGGGTCGTTCGGGTCGTAGCCCGCGATCGCCGAGTAGTCGGAGAGAACCGAGGCATCGTCGAACGGTACCTCGACGCCGCACTCGGCGTTCCAGAGCATCGTTTCGTGAGCGCCGCCGGCGATGACGCAGTCGCCGACGCTGTCGTTCCCGAGCATCTTCCACGCCGGCACGAGCGCCTCGTGGCCGAACGTTCGGGGGTGGCCGGGGAGCGGCTCGCCGGTGAGGTAGGCGGAGAACTTGAGGTCCCGCGGGTCGACGGTCGCGGGCTTCTTGCCGAGCATCATTTCACACCTGCCTTGGCCGCCGCGCGGTTCGCGACGATCTGCTGATAGAGGTCCTTGTTCGACACCGGCGCGAGGGCGGTCTCGAGCGTGCCGGACTTCTTCGCCTGCTCGACGAGCTGAGCGATCGCCTGCGCGACCTCCTCACCCGTTGCGCAGATCGGAGCGAGCGCCGGATCGCCCGACGCGATGACGACGCCGGTGCAGACCTGGCCCGCGATCGAGATCGCGCCGTTGACGATCTGGATCTGGCTCGGCGTGCAGCCGGCGAAGACGAGCGCGAGGCAGAAGAGGACGGCGAGCTTCAGACCCGACACCGTCGCGGCCTTGATCTTCGACGCCTGGACGTCCCACCGGTAGCCGACGGGGAGCTGGGAGATGTCGAACGTCTTGTCGGGGCTCGTCGGGTCGCGCGGCGAGACCTGGGTGATCACCAGGTTCCCTGTCGCCGCGGCGAGGAGCACGATCGCGCGGCAGGGCGCGCCGGGCGCTCCGTTGGTGCCGAGGCCGAGCGTCATCAGGTCGACGTCGGTCCCCGCGGTCGTGACCGGTTCGAAGGTCGGCGATGCGTACAGGCTGTCAGAGCTCACGATGCGTTTCCTTTCGCGCGGCTGACCATCTCGGCCGCCTTGGTCTTTGGGTCGTCCGGCGTCGGCTGGACGAGCGCGTCGGCGACGAGCTTCTCGGCCGTGGCCGGTGCGAAGACGGCGTTTCGGCCCAGCACGGCGACGAGCGCGCCGGTCAGCGTTGAGGCGACGCCGGCGACGAGAGCGATCGGCGTCCCGGTGAGCTGGAGCGCGATCGCAGAGGCGACGATCAAGACGATGCCGACGAACACCGCGCCGAGGATGACGAACAAGGGTTGAGTCTTCATGGGTCACCGTCCTGTTTTCTGCGGCGGAGTAAAGCCGCCGCTGTCGCTCGAGCCCGAGCCGTAACGCCCCGGCGTCGGCGAGGCGGTCCGCTCGAGCTTGCGCATGATCTCGTCGAGCCTCGAGGACATGTGCGTCATCTGCCGTTCCCACTCTGCGCGCGGCACCTGCGTCGCGCGGATCTCCGAGACGTCGCGCTCGATGTTCTCGTGCCGCACCTCGAGGAGTGGGATCTTCCCCTTCAGGTCGCGCGTCTCGAGCTCGTCGGTGCGGAGCCGCTCCGAAAGGCGCTCGACCGTCGCCTCACACTTCGATTCTTTCGCCTCGAGCTCGAGTTGCTTCGACTTGATCCCGTCGAGCGTCGTCGACACGGAGTAGCGCAGGAGCGCCATCCACCCGGCAGCCACGATCGAGATCAGGATCCCGACGAAGCCGAGGATTGCTCCGAACTCGGCGTTCATCCGACCTTCGCCGCGAACATCGACGAGTTCGCCTTTTGGATGGTCGGCGTCCCGTTCGCCACGCCCTGCGCGAACTGGAGCGCCACGGTGCCCGGTGTCGCGCCGTTCACGATCGTCGCGCGCAGGTGATAGACGTACGTCGTCGCGCCGCTGGTGCCGAGCGTCGTCCCGAGCCCAAGCCCGGCGTTCGCCAAGATGGGACCGCCGGTGTCTTGGTAGATCTCGAACGTCAGGTCACCGCTGCAACCCGAGGGTGTGTCGACGCGCGTCTTGTGTCCGCCGGCGCTCGTCGAGGTGATCCGGATGTCCCATTCGACGAGCCACGTCTCGTTCGCGCCGATCGGGAACTGGAGGTCGGCGTCGGAGACGTACGTCGTCGAGTTCGTGACCGATTGGTCGTTGGCCTTGATCGCGCTCTTGAACATGTCGCCTCCGAGAACCGCCTGCTCCGCGCTGGAGCCGAGCCCGAGAAAGATGCCGAGACCGAGCACGTCACGCCCACTCGTAGCGATATACGTTGTAGGTGATCGCGTTCAGCGTCGTATTCGACGCCGCATTGCCGCGGTGCCTGAACTCGACCTTGTCGCCGCCGCTCGACACGTAGCGGATCTGGTCGAGCGTCACGTCCGTGCCGGGGTCGGCCTGCGCGATCGCGATGAGGATCGAGCTCACCGTGATGCCGGCGAGCGCGCCGGTCGCGGCCTTGAGCTGCACGTCGACGGCGCCGGCGGTAATGGTGACCGACGAGACGGCGATCTGTCCCACGGCAACGAGGGTGAGTGAGATGTTGCCCGAGCCGATGTTGATGCTGGGCACGGAGAGCTTGCCGAGCGCCGACACCTGCCCGTCCGGGTGGATCGTGAAGAGCGTCTGGTTGGTCGCCGTGATGTCCGCGCCGCTGCCGAGACTCCCGCTCGTGCCGTGCACCGTCCAGATGCCCGTCGACGCGTCGTAGTTGATGAAGCCGCCGAAGCCGGCGCGGGTAGTGACGAAGGCGGTCACGCCGGAATTCAGCGCGGCGTTCGCGGTCAGGTATCCCTGAGGCGGAAGCGTCGCGAGGCCGAAGTCGCCATTCGCCGAGGTCGCGTCGCCGCGAAGTGAGAGTTCATTGCCGTGCGCGGCGACGCGGTTGTGCGATCCCGAGGTGCTCGAGCCGTCGCCCGCGACGAGGTCGATGTGAACGCCGGTGATCGTGATCGGCGTCTCCGCGTTGCCGACCGCGCCGGACGTCTCGCTCCCCGACGCGCCGATCGACCACGCGCCGTGGTAGTCGAACCCGTCCGACAGGTCGCGCATCTTACCGGTGTTCTGATGGAACACGTTCCGGCGCAGCAGGCCGGTGAGGTCGCCCGAGAAGCCGTGGAAGCTCGGGCCCCCGAGGTCGCAGAAGACCGAATCATTGACGATCACCGGCTGCGACCCGTCGCGCGTCTGCGTGACGAGGCCGCCGAGCGAGTTCGCGCCGATGATGAGCGGCTGATGGTTCGGCCAGTTGATCGCCGCGCGGCCCTGGTTGCACTGCACGTTTTGCACGTACACCGGCGTCCCGAACTCGCCGACCATGGTGCCGCCGCTGGTGTAGGCGCCATTGCCCGCGACATCCGTGTATGGCGCCGTGCCCGTCGGGTCCTGAAGGCTGTAGTGGTCGGCGTCGATGACGGTGACCGAAAACTTCCCGTTGGCGGCGGTGTTCCCGAGGATGCCCTTTTGCGAGACGAGCAGGCCGGTATAGAGCCCGTGCGCTGCGACATGCATCACGATCGGGGTCGCGTTCGTCGCGCCGAGGACGGGCTTGATCAGATTGTAGTGACCGATCATCGGAGCCGCGTCGGTCTCCGAGTAATACCCGTCGATCACCGTCGGCTGCGAAGGCTGGTCGAGCCAGGTGAAGGAGTTGCGCGAATAGGCGCTGACGGGGAATACCTCGCAATCGCGGAAGAACGCTCCGCCGCCGCTCAGCGCAGCGCCGTCGATCGAGAAGAAGAAGCGGCACTGATTGAAAGTGATCTGGAAGGCGTTGAATCCCAGCACGTAGACACCGTGCGCGAGAATCGGCAGCGACGCGTCGGTGTTCGGGTCGTGGTGGAAGTCGCCGATGATGTCGACGTGCTCGACGATCAGGTTCTCGATCTGCTGATTCGACGCGCCGCCGCAGACGATGCCGGCCGCGCCCTCGAGGTGCAGGAAGATATATTGCGTGCCGGAGCCATTGTCGGTCCCGATCGCGAAGGTCACGCCGGGCTGATCCGGATCCTCGAGCGTCAGCGTCGTGCTCGTCGGCACGGTCAGGACGCGATAGATGCGATTGAGCTTCCACGCGTCAGGCAGGCTCAGCGTCGTTCGGACGTAGACCTTGTCGCTGACGTTGAGGCCGTGCGCGCCGACGGTTGTGCCGGTGTTCGTGGTGTGGTCCCACGTGATCACGCGGCCTGGCGGCATCTTGATGCCGCCGATGTTGACGTTCCGGACCTTCGCGGTGCTGGTCTGATAGTCGAAGAAGAGGACGCCTTGGTCGCATGTCCCGTTGCCGTCCAGGTTCATGTCCTCGACGAAGACGTGCCGCGCGCGCGACCAGATCAGCGAGTGCTGGGAGGAGTCGTACGCCTTGAGCGTCGTGCCGATGAAGTCTCCGAGAGGGGTTTGACTCCGGCCGGCGCCTCGGAAGATGACGCCATAGTAGCCATTCAGATCGATCAGCGATGACCGATAGTTCTTCTGGCTGAACCGCACGATTCCGGCCTGCCCGTTGAGCGACAGGATCGCGGAGATGATCGCGTCGTGGTCGTCGGTCACGCCATCGCCGACCGCGCCGAAGTCTTCGGGGTGCGCCTCGATACGCGGCCGGACAAAGCGGAGCGGGGTGGAGTCGACAATGATCGACGGGCCCGGCGTGATGAGCACCCACGAGCCGCGCAGCACGGTTCCGAGCTGCACGAAGACGCTGAGGCCGGGCGCGATCACGTCGCTCGTGCGGGTCCAGCTCCCGGACGCGACGACCCAGAGCCCGTCGCTCGGATCGCCGGCCGGCGTCGCCTGGAACACGACATCACCGACCCCGCACGCGACGCCGTCGATCGTCTGCGTCCCGCTCCGGCTGAGCGCCGAGGTCGACGCGGCCTTCGCCGTGACGGAGCCGACGAGCGAGTCGAGACGGGCTTTGTCGGCCGCGCTCATTGCGCCAGGCGATGAGACCGTGGCATTGGCGAGCGCGTGCTTGTGGTCGCTCCTCGCCGCGCTCTTCGACCCGCCGGCGGTCGGCGTCCCGTCGAGTTGCGCCGGCGTGTCGTCGCTCAGCGCCAGCGCGCCGCCGAGGTCAGGCAGCGACGTCGAGAGCGTCGAGCCGCCCTCGTTCGGTGCCGTCGCGATGTCGACCTCGATGGGCATGGGTCACTCCGCTCCGAGCGTCGACTCGACGTCGCCCGACAGGTTGAAAATGCGCCAGAGGTTGAGGCCCGTGGACCACTCGAGCTCGACGAGCCAGCGCCCGTCCGGCGGGACGGCGCCGGTCCCGTTGGCCACGGCGAACGTCGTCGCCGAGGCGCTCGTCCCCGTGCCGTTCTGGAGGGTGACCTGATGGGTGTCGGCCTGAGGCGAGCGCACGATCTTGAGGATCGTCGTCTTCGTCGGGTCGGGCGGAGCGTCGACCTGGAGGGTGATATTCCCGCTCAGCGAATCGGCGACGCGCCAGATGTCCTCGGTGCAGTCGATGTGACCCGACGCGGAGACGATGGTCGGCGTGCGGCAATATTGGATAGCGTGCGAGCCGCTCGGCACGAACGGACCTTGCAGCGCGATCGCCGCGTTGGTCGGGTTGGTGAAGAGCGCGGTGAGGAAGTCGGCGGTGATGCTGACGTTGCCGAGGCCAGGGCTCGAGATCGAGACGTTCGAGCCGCTGACCGCCTGGAAGATGCCGCCGCTGTCGATCTTGGCGGTACTGCCGCTCCGCACGTCGAGCGTGGAGTTGTTGTCGATGTGCACGTTCGCGTTGAACGTGTTCACCCCGGAAAAGGTGTTGTTAAGGTCGGCGAACGCGCTGTGCGCCTTCAGATAGGCGAGCCGATCGAGCGCCGCCTTCGCGAGCGCGAAGTGACCTCCTGAACCTGAGGTCGGATCTCCGAACTGCCAAACCTCACCGTCGAGGACGATGCCAGGCGGGGTGGTGAAATCGGCATCGGTCGCGCTTCCGTTGTAATTGTTGGGCATGGGTCACCTATCGAAGTAGCCGCCGGATCCGTCGTAGAACTCGCCGCACGTGAACGGCGGGCAGTTGAGCGTGTCGCGCACCGTCTTGCCGATGCGCCATGCAGACCAGGGATTCGGCCACGGCTGCGAACTGCCGCACGCGAACTCGCCGCAGATGAGCGGCTCGCGCCCATTACCGATCCCGCAGAGGTTGATCCCGAACGGAGGACCTCCGATCGCATGCGCGTGGCCGACGTCGGTGAAGCGAAGAATCACCTTCACCGGATATCCGTAGTAGCTCTTCCACTTGAGGATGATGCGCTTGACGATGTTGATCTCGTCGAGCGTCGCGGTGCTGCCGCAGACGAATCCGCCGCCGCACGTGAACTCGCCGCAGATCAGAGGGCTCCAGGGCATGTCCGGCCCGAGCACGACCCAAAAACGCGAGTACCACTGGCCTTCGGCGAAGCAGCCGTCGAAGTCGCGATAGACGACGGCGTCTTTGATTCCGAACGCGTGGAGCTGGTCCTCGAGACACTTCGGCGTCCCGCTCTCGAGCCACGTGGCCCATGCGATGAGGAGCCGCACGCGATACTGCGCCGCCGTCTCTTTGGGGAACCGCTCGATCTGGAAGCCGACGCCGACGTCGTCGAGCGCCGCGTCGTCGCAGGTCGACGGCCACCGCTGCTTCACGCCGGAGATCTCGAGGCGAAGCTCGAGGTCCTGCTGCGCTCCTTGCGCGATCGTGATGGCGCGGCCCTGACGCCCACCGAGCCAGATCGGAAGCTCCTCGAGGCGGCCGTCGATGAAGCTGCCGGTCATGGCGACGTCACCAGCCCCGCGACGTTGAACTGGAGGACCTCGAACGGAAGCAGGTCGGTATCCGCGATCGGCGACGTCAGGTCGACGTCGGTCGCGCCGGTGAAGCCGGGCACCTTGAACGCGTCGAAGCGCCCGCCCATCAAGACGCCCGTGACGAGCTCGACGGGCATCGTCTGGCCGAGATCCCACTGCGACGAGAGCAGGCCGAGCGCGTCGACGGCGTCGCCGAGGATCGCCGCGTTGGTGCCGTCGTTGAAGATGGTGCCGACGACCATGATCACGTGGGCCGTCGCCTTCAGGACGCGCACCGTGCTCGTGCCGAGCGGCTGGCGGTCGCGCGCGGTCAGGCCGGCGAGCACCGCCGCGACCTCGCCGTCGGAGGCGGGGCCAGCGGCGTTCGCGAGCCAGACGCCGACCGTGCCGGGCCCGAAGGGATTGTCGTCGCGAACGAACCAGCGCGTCACCGTCGGCGCGTAGAGCGGGATCAGGTAGTTGAACGCCGCGCGCGTGTAGCCGGCGCCGAGGACGGCCCACTTCCCGAAGCAGCGTGCGATGTACTGGTCGTCCGACTCCGCGTCGCGGCCGCCGGTCACACTCGTCCCGCCGACGTTCGTGATCCGGAGCCCGGGCTTCTTCGCGACGAAGCGGGTCACGGCGCCGGCGAGTTGGTTTCCGACGATGCCCGGGGTGCGGCAGGTGAACTGCACCGGCGCGCTGCCGCCGCTCGGGATGACGACGGCCTCGGGGTTCGTGTTCTCGAAGAGCGTCCCGTCGTCGGCGACGGCGACAAGTTCGCGGCTCTCCGGCGCCAGCGTGTAGGGCCCCGCGTGCGCCGAGCAGGTCACCGTCCACGACCAGACGGCCGGCAGGGCCGGGATCCGCTTCTCCTGATAGAAGCCGAAGCAGACCTGGTCGACCCAGTCCGAGCCGCTGTCCTTCGCCAGGTGCGGCAGGCCGGCCTTGACGAGCACCACGCGGAGCTGCTCGGCCATGCTCTGTGCGCGCGCGTCGAGGCTGAACTGCGCGGTCGTGATGCTCATCGCATCGAAGCCGGCGACGTCGGCGCCCTCGGTCGCGGCATCCGAGAGCATCTGCTCGCGGATCGTCTCCGGGTCTCGAGCGGTGAGCGCGTCGGCGAAGGCGTTGCTCACGCGGCCGCCTTTCCGAAGTTGATGCTGAGGATCTGGCCGAGCGGCAGCGACTCGCCGAGCGCCTTCGCGGCGAGGTCTAGCGTCACCGCGAGCGGATAGGTCCCGCCGTCCACGAGGGTGATCTGCGCGTCGATGCGCATCAGGCCGTTTGCGAGCGAGATCGCGACCTGCGCGACCCGCACGAACATGACCTGTCGCGCCTCGCTCTCGAGCGCGGCCTTGATGTTGTAGAGGTCGGTGAGGGTGAAGTCGCCGTTTTCGAGGCCGAGGATGTCGAAGCCGCGATTGCGCGCCCACGGCAGCGATCCCGTCGGGGTCAGCCACGCGCGCATGACCCACTCGAGGACGGCGCGCGGCCCGCGGACGCGGCGGTTCGTGTGGTCGAACGGCGCGCCGCCCGGCGGGAACGTCGAGAAGTCCACCACCTGCTGAAGGCTGACGTTGCTCATCGGATGATGACCTCGTCGCTTCCGCTCAGGATCGCGCCGGTGAGCGTGACGCTCGACGCCGGACCGATCGGCGTGTCGCTGAACGCCGGCGTGAAGGTCAGGAGCCCGCCCGAGATCTCGAGCGTCCCGATCACGACCTGGTCGCCGACGCGCGCGACGCCGCGAGCCGCCGCCGGGTCCTGGTCGAAGTCGCGAGCAACGGGGCTCTGCGGGCTGGCCTCGTCGAAGGCGACGCGCACCCGGTCGCCGGTCTGCGGAAGGACGCGTGCGCCGGGGATGCCGACGCGGATCGGGACGTCTTGCAGCCCCGGAAGCGCGTCGGTGTCGGTGTCCAGGTCGACGGTGTCGTCGTCGTTCAGGTCGACGACCGTCGCGCCGTGCTGCTCGCGGTAGACGAGCGGCGCGTCGACGTCGGGGACATCGCCCGAGACGCTCGTGAGCAGCTCGGCGGTGACCTCGCCGGCGAACTCGTAGCGGACCCGGGTGACGCGGCGGCCGAGGACCGTCACGCCCGGCCGGAGCGTCGCGCCGCCGCTCGCGCAGCGGATCGTCCCGTCGTCGGGGAGCTCCTCGAGCTCGTAGCCGACGGCGCGCGCGTCGAGCGCCGTCCAGGTCTCGAGGCCGACCCAGATCGCCCCGGTGTCGAGGACGCGCCACGACAAGCCGAACTCCTGCACGAGAAGGTTGAACGCGCTCGCGGGGGTGCCCTTCGCGCGCGTCCAGCGTGGGACCGCGTAGTTGGCCAGGTTCGCCGGGACCGACGCGTCGAGGACCTCGCCCGCGGCCCGGCAGATGCGCTCGGCGACGAGCTCGAGCGGCACCGGCGCGGCGCTCCCGACGTGGTCGTCGCCGGGGATCTCGTCGAGGAGGTGGCCGGCGCCGCCGACGATGACGAGCTCGTGCTCGCCCGCCCACGCCCCCGCCCGCCGCACGGTGCCCGAGAACGAGGCCGCCGCGACCTTGCGCGCCGGGTTCGCCGCCACGGCGATCACGACGGCGTCACCCTCCGCCGGCCCCGGAGCGCTGCCGGTCTGGACGTGGGCGATCCAGTTGCCCCGGAGGCCCATGACGAGGTCGCCGCCGAGCACCGCGACGGTGGCCCCGCCGACCTTGGAGAGCGTCACGGCGGCCATCAGGGACCCGCCTTCGGGCCGTTCGGGCCGCCGACGCCCTTCGCCGTGTCGCTGTAGGAGTTCGGCGGGCCCACCGGGACGCCGGCCTGAACAACCGAGCCGCCCGACTTGCCGGAGCCGTAGCTCGCCGTCCACTTGCCGACCTGCGACGGGGTCTCGGCGCCGTCGCCCGGAGCGGCCGGCGGCGGCGGGTTCCACTCGGTCGCCTTGATCTTCTTCGAGTAGAGGCCGCCGTCGCGCTTCGTCGGGCCGAACTCGGTCACCATGATCGCGGTGACGGTGTTTGCGTCCGTCTCGGGGTGGCGGATGTCGACGGGGACGCCGCCGTTGGGCCCGTTCGGGTTGAGGAGGAAGAGCGCGGCCTCCGTCTCGGCGTGGATCCGGCGCGTCCAGATGACCTCGATCTCGATGTCGCAGGGCTCGATCGCCTCGACGGTCGTCTCGGCCTTCTGCGCGCGCTTCTGCGTCGTCTGGCCGGTGCCGCTGCCGCTGGCCTGCTTCTGCTTCACCTTGGCCTTCGCGGTGACGCTGACGACGACCTTGCCCTCGCCGGCGGTGCCGGGGAGCTGCACGAGGCCGCCGTCAGGGAGCGTGAAGGTCGCGAGCTCCCAGAGCCGCGGCGCGTCCCACGGCGACGGGGCGGCCGAGAACGAGACGGAGGTCGGCGCGGCGGTCGTCACGCTGCGTCCCTCTCTCGTCGGTCGCGCTCGCGGCGCCGGGCGTGGCGGTCGAACTCGGCGAACGCCTCGCGGCCGACCGCGGCGCCGTCCGTCGCACCGGGCGGCATGTGGATCGCGAAGTTGTAGACGCTCGGCCCGCTCGAGCCGGCGCCGCCGCCGAGCGCGCCGCCGCCCGCGCCGCCGCTGCCCGGGCCGTACGCGCGCGCCGCGCTCGATGCGGCGCCGCCGCCGAGGCTCGCGGCCGCGTCGTTCGCCGCCGGCGCGCCGAGGTCGATGCCCTTCGCCATGCCGAGCGACGAGTAGTTGCCGATCTGCTCGAACACCTTCGAGGGCGACGCGATGCCGAGCGCCGACTTCGCCGCGTCGACGGCGCCGGTCACGGCCGAAACCATCGACTCGATGAGCGACGATGCGCCGCTCTCGATGCCCTGAATGATCCCGTCGATCATGTCGGAGCCGAGCGACGAGAGGTCGGGCGCCTCGAAGTTCTCGAGGTTGAGGATCGTGTCTAGGAACTCGCCGAGCGGGCCGAGCCCGGTGAGGATGCCGAGCAGGTCGAGCACCGAGCTCGCGAAGAGGTTCACCTTCGCCGTGCCGGAGTCGATGTCGCCCGAGCCGCCGATCGACGCGAAGAAGTCGACCAGCTTGCCGAAGTAGGGCCCGACCGCCTCGATCACGCCGCGCACCGCACGGAGGCCGGCCGAGATGGTGTGGAACGCGGCCTCGATCTTCTTCGCGCCGTCGGGCCCGCGGAACGGGTCGAACAGCGCGTGGAAGAGCGCGTTGATCGTGTTCGTGAGCTCGCCCTTCAGCTCCGCGCCACCCGGGCCGCCGAGGACCTCGGAGACGTTCTTCAGCGCCTCCTTGATCGGGCCCGTGTCGACCTTGTCGAAGAGGCCCTCGAACTGCGTCTTGAGCGCGACGAGGAAGCCGCCGACGCTGTCGATCTTCGCCGCGCCGCCGAACTTCTTGTCCATCGTCTCGAGCACGGCGTCGATGCCGACGTCGCCCTTGATCTGCCCGGCCTTGACCATCGCCTCGACCTGCGCGCGCGTCTTGCCGAGCTTCTTCTCGAGGACGTCGTAAACGGCCGCCGTCGAGATCCCCTGCTTCGCGAGCGCGGTGACGCTCTTCGCGTCGAACTTGTCCGCGGCGTTGATCTTCTCGAGGAGCTTCTCGATCTTGTCGCCCGAGCCGGCGCCCTTGACCTTCTCGTAGTCGGCGAGCGACTGGAGGATCTTCGGGACCTCGTTCGCGTTGAAGCCGGCGGCCGCGAGCTTCCGCGCCTCCTCGATGAAGTGCTCCTTCGACTGACCGGTGCGGACGGTGAGAGCGACGATCTTGTCGTAGAGGCCATCCGCGATCGCCGCGGAGCCGTACATCTTCGTGAACGCCTCGGTCGCCTCGGTGCGGAAGTCGCTCGCCGCGATCGCGAACTTCGACGCGGCGACGGTGATGTCGAGCGCGACGCTCGCCACCTTCTCGTAGACCGCGCCGATCGCGCCCAGCGCAGCGACGAACGCGCCGCCGAGCGCGATCGCGCCACCGGCGCTTTCGCTGAGGCCGAGCAGACCGCCGATCCCGCCCTGCGCCTGGGCGGGACCGCCGACGCCGGCGGTCGCGGCCTTGTTCATCTTGGCGAGCTGCGCCTCGAGCTCGGCGTTCTTTCGGACGCGTGCGGCGTCGAACGTGGCGAGCTTGGCCTCGAGGTCGACCTGCTTCGAGATCTCCGCCGTGACCGCCTTCTCGGCGGCGGCGAGTTGCGCCGTCTTGCTCGCCAGGTTGATGTCGAGCGACTTCTCGCGGACCTTGCCGAGCGACGCGGCGACCTTGTCGAGCGCACCCTCGGCCTCGCGCGCCACCTGGGCGACGTTGCTCGAGAGGGTGATGCGCTCGGTGTAGTCAGCCACGGTCAGCGGCGCTCCGGGGGGTCGGGTGCGAGTTTGATCAGGACCGAGGCGAGAAGCGTTGCGCCGTCCTCGGCGGCGAACCCTTCGCGCCCCTGAAACAGCGCGAGGACGCCCCGCGTCGCGCGCGCGGGGTCTTTGCAGATGGCGACGAGGCGCTCGTCACAGGCTTTTCACCGTGGCCTTCGCGGCGGACCCCCCGAGCCGCGCATACTCCGCCTTCAGGTCGATGATCAGCGCCGGCGTCTTGTCGAGGATCGTCTCGAGGGGACGGTTCGACCACGCGAGCGAGTCCTTCACGGCGGCGAAGGCGACCGCGAAGCGACCGACGCCGGACTTCGCGGCCTCCTGCTCGGCGTCGACCGTGGCGTCGAAGCTCTCCGCGCTCGGGCGCGTGAGCACCGCGACGACGTTCTGCGCCGGCATGCGGAAGAGCGATAGGGCGCCCTTCTTGGTGTTCGCCTTGGCGAGCGACTCGGCGACGTCTTGGGGCACGCCCTCGGCGACCATCCGCTCGACGGTCGCGGGCTCGACGAGCGCCTTGTCCTTCACCATGCCGGCGCGCTTCAGCACGAGGCCGAGGAGTTCGGAGCCGAACGCCGGCATCAGCGCGCGCGCCTCGTCGAGCTTCGGCCAGAGCAGAACCTTGGCGAGCGCGAACGAGGACGCGTTCTCGCGGTTCGTCTGCGAGAGGTCGAGCCACTCGGCGTATTCCTCCGCGGTGAGGTCGCGGAAGATCGCGGCGAGGTCGAAGTCCTCGAGATCGAGGATCGACGCCTGCCGATCGACCTTCGCGGCGGTCGCCTTCGCCTCCGCGATCTGCTCGTCGGTCGGCCGCATCAGAAGAGCAGGCCGAGCAGGCCCCCTCCGCCGCCGCCCTGGGTCTGGCCCTCGGCGTCGTCGTGGATGACCGAGAACTCGCGCCCGCCCTCCTCTTGGAACGTGATGTCCGAGCACTTGCCGGAGACGGTGTCGCTGACGCCGTTGTCGTGCGACGAGTCGAGGCCGAGTCCCTTCTCCGCCATGCAGCCCTTGGCGCGGTAGGTGATCCGCTTGAGGCCCGGCCGCGTGTAGGTGACGGAGATCTGGAAACGCTTGTGCGTGTTGCCGAGGAGCTGCGCGAGCTGCTTCGTCTCGATGTTCGTCGAGAGCTTGAACTCGAACGACGGCTCGGCCGCGCCGGAGATGACGGTGAGCGGGCCGGACCCGGCGCCGGGCACGGTCTTCACCTTGTTGCCCGGATCCATCTTCATGGTCTCGTTCGACTGGATCTTGAGCGAACGGCCCTTGTTGGGACCCTCGAGCGCCGTGATCTTGGTCGACGAGTTGTGGTGCGCCCAAGCCGGCGAATTGCGGTCGAACATGGTCGCCTCTTCAGGCCGCCTGATCCGGCAGCGTCAGGATTCCGGTGGTGGTGATCTTCAGGCTGATGTTCTCGGCCTGGCCTCGCATCTGGACCTCGGCCGTGAACGTGAGGTGGTCGGTGTTCGCCACGACCTCCGTCCGGTCGACGTCGACGATCGCGTCGCTCGCGTGCTGGTTCGGCGCGCGGAGGACGGCCTCGGCGACGACCTCGTAGGCGGCGCCCGCGAGCGTGTCGCCGTCGCTCTGACGGATCGTCCCGTTGCCCGAGAGGAACGGGTCCCAGTTCTCGACCGTCTGCGCGTAGCCGAAGAGGACCTGAGCGACGCGGTAGGCCATGCGCAGGACGCCGACGTGCACGTAGCGGGACGCCTGGCCGGCGCGCGTGACGCCGTGCACGACGTACGGGTCGCCGCGCTTCGTGGTGAGCACCGTGAAGCCCGGCCCGGTCGACCCGCCCATCTTCACGACCGCGGTCGCCTCGTTCCGCGCCCTGGCGACGCCGTCGGGGCCCGTCATGTTGACGCCGGGGAGCGCGCCGGCGGCGCCGTAGCCTGGGTCCTGCGAGAGTCGCTGCGTCGCGAGGCGGGCCGCCACGGCGCGCGCGATCGACGCGCGGTGCTCGCCCTGGATGCGGTGACCGGCGACGTACGCGTCGCCGTGCGCGACGAGGATCGTCTTGTCGACCTGGCCGAGCATCGCGGCCTTGACGTCGTTGTCGTTCGTCTGGATGCCGGTCGAGCCGGTCGCGCCGAGGGGGCTCGCGACGATGACGTCGACCCAGATCGCCTCGGCCCCGCTGCCCCACCCGTTGACCTTCGAGGTCACCGCGTCGACGAGGGCGCGGAGCGCGGCGCCGTCCGCCGGCGGCTGCGTGATGAGGAGCTGGCCGAACGGGACGCCGCTGTCGCGGAGCGCGTCGCACGCCGCGAGGATCGCCGTCTGCGAGCACGAGAGCCCTACGATCGGCGCCGCATACGTCTCGTTCACGACGTAGGTCCCCGACGCGAAGGTCAGGGTCAGGCCCGTGTACGGGAGCGACGTGGTCGCGTTGGCGCCAGCGGCCGGCGTGTTCGAGATGCCGAGCGTCGTGTCCGCCGTGCTGGTCGCGTCGACGGCGAGCGTGGAGCCCGTGCCGTGCGTCGCCGAGTAGAGCTTCAGGAACTTGCCCTGGTAGAGGATCGCGCGCGCCGCCGTGCCGCCCGACGTGAGCTGCGTGTTGATCTGGTCGATGACGTCCGCGACCGACGTCGGCGCCGTGAACGTCACGGTGATCTGCGCGTGGTCATCCGGCGTGATCTTCAGCGTCTCGGCGTTGAGCGTCGAGAGCGTGAGGCCGGTGAGGTCGACGGTGCCGATCAGCACGGCCTGAGGTGCCGGCGGGATCGGGATGTCGAGCACGTAGGTCGAGCCGTCGAAGGCGATCGAGATGATCGCCGCGCCGCCGTCGCGGTCGCCGCCCGTCTTGATCTTCGCGATGAAGAGCGGGAGGTCGATGAGCGGGGTCCCCGTCACCGTGATCGACGGGCCCGTGCCGGGGCCGTCGCCGGCGGCGTCCTCGTGGGAGACGGTGCCGATGCTGCCCGCGGTCGTCGTGGCGGGGACGGCGACGATCGTCGCGCCCTGGTCGAGCTCGAAGGCGGCGTCTTCGGAGAGCTGCCCGCCGCCGAGCGTGTCGTAGGGCTCTTGGCCGGGCGAGAGCTGGTAGACGAGGCCGACGGTGCCGAGCTCGCTCGGGCCGATCATCGCGAGGATGCCGGAGGTGTCGGGCGCGAGGGTGTTGTCCGCGCTGGTGATCGTGGTGTCGACGGCCATGGTCTCTCCCTCAGTCCGAAACCGAGATCGTGTCGGGGGTCTGCGGCGGATCGGCGTTCAGGTCGCCGACCGTGCCGACGTTGACGGTGGTCGAACGCACGTGCCCTTGGATCCAGATCTCCGCGAACACCGGCGCGCGGAGGATGATCGGCCGGATGAAGGACCATCCCGCGTTCGCCGCGAGCGGCTCGAAGAACTTCCCCGGGCCGCGGAGCTCGTAGCCGTTGTCCGAGAGGAGGTCGTCGAGCGACGCCTCGACGGCGTCGATAATCTGCTCGAGCCGCGCCTGCGAAGCGGCGTAGAAGCTCACGACGCAAAGCGTCTGCTTCTCCTTCACCGCGCGGCCGTTGTCGTCGAGCGGCTGTCCGGTGACCGGCTGGATCGTCAGGCGCTCGGTCGGCACCCACACGACGCGTTCGATGTTGGTCGCCGCCGCGCCCGCGGTCGAGCCGACGAAGAACGGGACCTTCGGATCGCCGCCGACGGGGCTCTTCGTCGCGACGTAGTCCTCGAGCTCCTCGACGACGCTCTCGACGCTGCTCGTCCTGGGAAGGGGAGGGAGCGCCATCACCCACCCCCGAGGATCTGGCCGATGGCCTTCGCGCCCGCGGCGGCGAGCTCGCCCTCGGGCAGCCGGATCGCGTCCTTGCTCGGCCGGTAACGGAGCGAGCGCGGGCCCGAGATGGTCACGCCGCCCTCGTCGCCCGTGATCGTCGTTTCCGACGCGGTCGCGCCGGAGCGGACGTGGACGCTCGAGGAGAAGTGCTCGCGCAGCTTCGCCGCGGCCATCTCGCCGCCGAGGCGCGGGCCTTCCTCGGCGAGGCGCCGAAGCTTCGCGGTGAGCGCAGGAAGGCCGCTCACGGGATCGACGCTCCAACGTTCGGATCGTCCGGGAGCCAGTTCGGCGTGTTGTTGTCGTCGACGATCTGCGTCGCGTTCTCGAGCACGTCGGGCGTCTGGTCGACGACGGTCGGGAAGCCGCGAAGCGGCTCGCCGCCGTCCTGCCACCGGGACAATTGCTTGCGCGCGAGGTCGGCCATCCGGACGATGTGATCGGCGCTCTGCGCGAAGTCCGGCCGGAGAAGGCCGCGGGTCACCGCGAGCAATTCGGCGAGGAGACGCGCCGCGACGAGCGTCACGCTCGGCGGCCAGGTCACGAGCGGCGAGCCGTAGTTGACGAGCGCCTCGTCGATGAGGCCGGAGACGACGAGCGCGGCCTCGTCGATCACCTGGCCGAGTTGCATCGCGAGCGACATGACGCCGGCGCCCGCGCTCGTGATGTCGATCGCCGGTCCGCCCGGAGCCGCGGCGAGCTGCACGAGATCGTCAGAGTTCGGAACCGGCTTCGCGTAGAAGATCGTCCCCGCCGCGAGCCCACCCGGCACGGTCGCGAACCCGTTCAAGACCAGCTCGAGCGGAGCGTCGACGGGGTACCCGTTTGCTCGGACGCGAAGAGTGTCCGCCGTCGTGTCGACGCCTTCCACCACACGCGCAGGCGGGATCAGCATGTCCGCGCGCATCGCGAGCGCGAACAACTGATCCCGCGTGACGTAGGCAGTCGGCGTCGCCACGATCAGGTCCTCAGCGGTCCTCGGGCGCCGTCGCCGACGCGTACGCGCGGAACTGGAGCCACGGAAGGGTCGGATAGACCTCGCCGCGGTAGTCCACGCCGAAGACGTACTTGCGCTCGTCGAAGACGATCGGATCGTCCGCGCGCGTCCTCGAGATGAACTCGGGGGCGCGGCGGATCTGGTTGGCGAACGGCATGACCGGCCGGTCGACGTCGAGGAGGAACCACAGATCGTCGAAGCCGGCGAGGTAGTCCCACACGAACGGGACGATCCCGGTCTGCGGGATGATGTTCGTCGGGGCGCTCGCCGCCACGTTCTGATCGCCGGCGACGTTCTGCGCGATCTGCGCGATGAGCGGAGCCGTGCAGAGCTCGAGCGCCGTCTTCTCGAGGGTGGGGTTGACGACGAGGAGGCGAGGGTTCGCCTTCAGCGGCCGCCCGTCCTCGCCGACGATGCTCCGGGCCTCGGCGCGGACCTTCATCAGGTTGTCCGCGTTGAGCGGCGTGCTCGCGTACTCGTTTTTGTACGAGGTCGCGCCCTTGCCCGTGACGTTGAAGTTCGGGTGCGCCGTGTCGTACAGCGGTACGCCGTCCCACGTCATGCCCTTGGTCGGGTCGGGACCCGGCTGGGCGTTGTTCATCATCAGATCGGCGATCAGGATGTCGGGCCACTTGGCCGTGGCGACGCCGAGCTGGGGGATGTGCTGCGTGCGGTAGATGTCGAGTTTGTCATCCTCGAGCTTGTCGCGGTCGATGTCGACCGTTCCCTCGAAGGGACGGTTGACGATCTCGTGCACGTGCTCGGCGAGGTTCTGGCGCGTGCGCTTGCCCTTCCACTCGGAAAGGGTGAGCTGCTGCGCGAGCCATCCGTAGACGGTGCTCGTCGAGTCGCTCGGGACCTCCTTCGCGAAGCGGCTCCAGTCGTACGTCGCCGACCGGTAAGCCTCCATGTAGATGAGGCTGAGCGACGTGCGGAGCGCGTCGAGCCTGGCTTGCGTGATGATCGACATTGCTCAGGCTCCTGTCAGAGGTCCGTGGTGATGTAGAGCGAGAGCCGGAACTTCGGGAGCTGCACTCCCGCCGCGGCCTTCGCGATCGTGAGCGTGGCGATCCCGCCGGCCGGCACGGTCGCGTTCGTGATCGCGCCCATGTCCTTCGCCGAGAACGCCGTCCAGCTCCCGCCGGCGACGTTGGTGATCAGCGTCGCGACCGTGCTGCGCGCGCCGCCGACGCCGTCGCCCTGCTTCACGGTGAGAGTCGCAAAGTTCGTGTTGTCGGCGGTGACCGCGGCATCCGCCACGATCTTCGCCGCCGTGATCTTCACGCTCTTGCCGGTCATGTTGTGGAAGACGTGCTCGGCGAGGGTGTCACTCGCCGCCGCGTCGCCCGCGTGCTGGTAGGCGCACGACAAGCTGTCGAGGCCGTGCACGTGGTCGTCGCGCGAGAAGCTCGTCCCCGCTCCCGCCGCCGGGTCGCCGACGAGCTGCGGAGTCGCGCTCGAGGCGGTTGCGCCGGTCGCCGAGACGCCGAGGGCGGTGGCCATCTCCTCGAAGCTCGTGTCGACGTAGACGCGGCCCGCGTCGTCGACCTCCTCGATCACGCCGGCGGGGCTGGCGCCGGTCGCGTCGAGCGTAACCGTCTGGTTGTCGTGGATGTAGGCGATCTTGCCGCGGTCGGTCCGGACGATCGTGGTCCCGGTCTGGTTCCAGGCGAAGACGCCCGTCTCCGCCTCGGCGTCGAACGCGCCCGCGGTGTGGCCGGCGCCCGTGTTGTCGTACGTCTTGCGTGCGCGGCCGGCCGCCTTCTTCCCGGTCGCGGTCGCGCCGTTCGTCAGGTAGCCGCCGTCGAGCATGACGAGCGCGCCTTGCGGGATGAGGACGTTGTCCGCGATCGGGTGGTTGATGAACTCGCCGCGCTGCTTCGCGGGCAGGTTCGGCGGGGTCGTGGTCGCGGTCATGCCGCACCCCCGATCTCAGCCCGGCGCCGGGCCTGCTCCTCGGCCTTGTGAGCCGCGAGCTTCTTCGGGTCGAGCTTCATGACCTTCGCGTAGTGGAGCTCCTCGGCCGTGAGCGACACGAGCGCGCCGCCATCCTCGGTCGACGCGGGCGACTTCGCCGGCGGCGTCTGCACGGTCTCGGACGCGGTGAGGCGCTCCGACATCGCACGGAGCACGCCGAGATCCATCGAGGCCCAGGGCTCCGACAGGTTCGCGACGCTCGGCTCCTTCGTCGGGTCCGCCCACGCCTCGGCCGGCTTGATGCGGCCGGAGGTCACGAGCGAGACGACGGCCTTCAGCCGGCGCTTCTCGGCCTTCTTGGCGCCCTCGTCCTCGAGCTTGGCCTCGAGGTCGGCGACGCGCGCCGCCGCGGCCTGCCAGGCCGAGATCTTCGCCGTGGCCTCGGCGGGATCCTTCGTGCCCGTCACCACGAGCGCCGCCCGCCCGAGGTCGACGAGCGGGCCCGCTGCCTTCGCTCCTCGCTCGAGCTGCTCGTCCGTCGCGTCCGAAGGCGCGTGGATGAGCGCGGCGAGCGTGCTCCTGATGTTCATGTTTCGGTTCCTTTCCGCGGCCGCACTGGCGACCTTCGAAATCGTTTGCTCGAGCGTCGCGACGTCGTCGGCGAGCCCCGCGGCGACCGCGGCCGGCCCGTACACGACGGCGCCGTCGAGTTCGCGCACGGCCTCGACGCTCATCCCGCGCGCGGCCGCGACGGCCGACATGAAGCGCGACGTGACGTCGGCGACGCGCGCGACCATCCGCGCCCTTCCGACATCATCGAGCGGCTCGGTCGGGGTGCCGGCCGTCTTGCCCGGCGGGTCCTGAACGAGGGTGACCTTGAAGCCGTCCTGTTCGAGCGCCGCCGACTCGTCGACATGCGCGGTGAACGCGCCGATCGATCCAACGCCGCCGCCGCGCGGGAGGTAGATCCCCGCGTTCGCCATCGACGTGGCGAGCCAGTAGCCGCCGCTCGCCGCGAGTTCGTCGACGTAGGCCGCCACCGGCTTGCCCGAGGCGTCGCGCACGCGGGCGACGCGGGTCGCCGCCTCCTCGAGCCCAGCCGCATCGCCGCCGGGTGAGTCAATGACGAGGACGACGCCGACGCACTTCGGATCGTCGAGCGCCGCGATCATCCGCGCGGCGATCCCGTCGTAGCCGGCGACGAAGCCGCAGAGGTCGGCCTCCTCGCGCTGCACGAGCGGGCCGCGAACCGGAACGAGCGCGACGTAATCGTCGCCGTCGTCCGTCTCGTCGTCGTCGTCGTCGTCACCGCCGGGGCCGCGCGACGCGAAAGCGGGTCCAGTCGCCAGCGCGCGCGCGGCCCCGGTCCGGAGGGTCAGGGGCGGATCCGCGGGGAGAGCGAGGATCGTTCCCCAAGCCGCCGGGGAGAGGGCGAGGACCCGGTTCGTCGCGCCCACGCGCGCCAAGGCGCGGAGGTCGAGACGTACGAGGCGCGGGTCGTCCACACCGCGGAGGGTGTTCCGCCGGGCCCCGGTCGCTCAATCGGAATTGTGTGCGCCAAGATTACAATTCAAAGCCTATTGACATTCGCACAAGTATAATCGTCTCCCATGGCGCGACCGTCTCTCCCCCTCGTTACACCCTCCGGAGCGACCTACAGCGCGCGGCAAATCGCCGCGATCGCACTCGTCGCGCAAGTTCACCCGAAGACCGTCAAGCGGCACCTCGAGGGCTATGCTCAACTCGCGCCGGTTGCGGCTGCGATTCGTTCTGCGATTGATCGGGTCCCGCCTATCGAGGACGGCGACATCGCGATCGTCTGTGGCTCGAGCGGCGGCCGGATGACGATCCCCTGAAACGCCGCGCGCGGAGCAACCGTTGGCCGGGCCCCGCGCGCGTCTGGCCCGGCTTCCGACCCGGGCTGCGTCGACTCTATCAGGCCGCGACGCGCTCTTTCTTCTGCGACGACTCCGGGATCGCCGCCGGCGGCTGCACCGCGACAGGCTTCGGGCTCTTGATGAGCTGCGGAAGCGCCATCCCGCCGAGATAGAGCGCCTGCATCGCGTCGATCACGTCTTGCGTTACCTGGATCCCGGCGGTCTCGAGCTCGGCCAGTCCACGCGTGAAGGCGTCGACCTGCGCCGCGTTCGCCTTGTCGCGCTGCTCCTTCTCGAGGTCCGGGATCGTTCGCTCAAACCGAGGGCACACCCGCGGATCGCCGAAGTTGATCACGGTCCAAGGCATTGCCGCGCCCTGCGTCAGCGCGACGTCGAGCGTGCGCGCGTCGAGCTCGACGAGGTCGTATCGCACGCCCTGAAGCGTCGGCGGCTTGTACACCGCGTTTTCCTGCGTCCCGTCGAGGCCGTGAAGCGCGTACGCGATGTCGGCGTCCGAGCAGTCGACGATCTGACGGAACACCGCGCCGCCCGCGGTCGCCTGAGCCTCGAGATACTCGATCGTCGAGCCCAGCGGCTTCACGCCGGCCGCGCGCCCGTCGCGGAGCATCTTGATCAGCCGGAGGAACTGTTGCCCCTGCGCGCTCTTCAACTGGATGTTGCTCGGCAGCGTCCCGATCGGCGCTGGCGATCCATGCACCGCCGCATACTGCGCGCGGAAGCGGATCGCGTAGGTCCGATCGGCCCACGGGATCGACAGGCACCGCACGGCGCCGTTCATCCAAGAGCGGAGTCCGTACGGCGTGAGGACGATCCACTTCCCGTCTCCGTGGCGGACGGTGACGAGACCTTCGGCGGCGGTGACCTGGTACGTGCCGAGGGTCGCGTGCCACCACGCGTATTGCATCGGCCAGCGCTCGATCTTCGTGATGTCCCATCGCGAGCCGTCCGCGCGCGGCGACCAGTGGTTTTGCAGGATCGCGACGCCGTACATCGCGAGGTCCTCGATCACTCCTCGCGCCTCGCTCGGCGGGAAAATCGTCGACCGGTCGGCGATCCACTCTTCGATCTCGCCGCGCGCCGTCTCGACCATGCCGCGCCCGTTCTGGTAGTCGCTCGGACACACCTTCCACGGCAGCGTCGATGCGGCCGCGACGCGCTGCGAGAGCGAACCCGTCACGCGCGGGTCGGTCGTGATCGCGTCGCGCAGCCGGACCGAGTCGCGGAACTGCCCGAGGTCGTGCTGCTGACGCGCGGAGCGAATCAGGTCGATCGTCCACTCCTCGGGCAAAGGCTGGACGGGGAACGGGTGATAGGTATGTTGCAGCGCCGCCGCGCTCAGCTCTTTCGGGTCGACCGCTGGATCCGCTGGCGTGACCGGGCCGATCGGTGTCTCGAGCGGCGCGGGCGGCACCGGCCCCGGGTTCGGGTAGTAGGCCGGCGGCGCGCTCTGGAACGGCTCGGACCATCCGGCAGCGGCGGCGGCGACTCGGACGTCGTGGGCGAGGTTGCGGATCGAGTCGAGGACACCCATGGCCCGACGGTAGCACGCTCAGATCGTGCCGCCCCACCCCATCAAGCCGCCTGCGTCGCGCTCCTCGTCCTCGTCTTCACTGAACCTCGCGTCGAGGTCAGAGGCGTCGCCGCGCTTCCGGTCTCGGTTGATCTCGTCGTTCGCGGCGACCCATTCCGCGTCATAGGGCACATGCTCGACGTCGTCCCGCTCGAGCCGGAGCAGGTGCCACGCGAGGTGCACGAAGCCGTCGAAGGCATCCTTGTTCGCCATGCTCGAGATCAGCGGATTGAAGCTGACGAGTTGCTTCTCGAGGAGCGGGAACTTCCCGCAGAACTTGATCTGATTCCGCTCCGCCGCGGCCGCCACCGGCGTCGCGCGCGTCTGCTTCCCGTCGAAGGCGTGCACCTCGACGATCGCGTGCATCGCCCGGCGGAGCGACGCGCCCATCCTGGTCCGGAGCGCCGCGAACTCCGGCGCGCCGAGCTCGATGATCCGGATCACGCCCTCCAGGTTCGCGCGCACCAGGTCCCCGCCCTTGTTGCGCTCGACGACGATCCAGGTTCCTTGCTCCGGCTCGAGCCGGTCGAGTTCCCAGAACGCCTCGAGCACGGCGATCGCCCACTCCTGCGCGCTGTAGACCGCCGTCCGGTCGTCGGTCACGTACAGGATCCCGTTCGCCTCGCCGCCGCCAACGATGCCGGTCATGTCGCTCCCGCGGCTCTGCGAGACGCCGGGGTCGACGCCGATCGCGCAGCGCCGGAACTTCGCCGGCGCGCTCGCCCGGTTCGCTTCGATCATCGCCTTGCGGAACATCCGCTTCGACTTCGAGACCTGCGCAAAGAGCTCCTGAAGCCCGAGCGGCGTCCCGCCGTACTTGCGCACCATCGTCGCGATCCAGGCCGGATCGACGTTCGCGGCGTTGTCGAACGTGGTCCCGCGCGTGACGACGGTGTCCGGCTCGGACTCGATCTCCTCGAGCAGGGGCACCTCTTCGTTCGGCGTCGTCGTCACCGCCACGCGCGGGTTCGACCCCGGGCGCCGCAGCGTCATCTGGAGGTTGTTCCAGAGGTCCTCGGGATAGGGCCACTTGCAGACCTCGTCGCACCAGCACGTGTCGAGGTTCGGCCCGCGATACTGCGCGTCCTCGGCGGTGTGCACCGTGATGTTCACGTCGTTCCGCTCGCGCCCGTTCGCGTCGACGAGGACGATCCGGTGCTTCTGCTCCTTCCAGATCGGACGCTGCTCCGGCGGCCAGACGTTGAGGAAGCCCTCGCCCGGGTCGGTCTTGCCCTCGCCAAGCATCGTGTCGCGGAGGTCCTTGTACGTCGCCGCGATGAACGCGATCGACCGCGCGCCGTGGTACTCGATGCGCTCGCGGACCCACTCGGCCCCCGACCTCGTCTTGCCGAAACCGCGCCCAGCGTCGATCACCCACGTGCGCCACTCCCCCGGCGGCTCGACCTGCTCCGGCCGCGCCCAGAAGCGCCAGGCGTAGAGCAGCCGGCGAGCGTCGAAGGGCGAGATCTCGTTCAGGACGCGACGGCGGCGCTCGAGCTCAAGCTGGCCGAGGCGGACCGCGATCGATGCGCTCACGACGAAGGACGCTCGTACGTCCCGCGCGTCGCATGGGCGCGCCAAGCGGCTAGGGTGGCAGGAGGCAGATTCAGTAGCAACGCGGCATCCGGTCCCAGCGCCAACGCAGCATTGCGGACAGCGGCATCGTCCGCCTTGACGTCTTCGTGAACGGGATCGCCATAGTCGATCATCACCGACAGGTCTCCGCGTCGAACGTTGTAGAGCGCCGCCACCATCGGACTTCCCGCGCTGCTATTCGTGGTCGACTTATACGACCACGACCGCGCCGGCTGAAACCAGCGGCTCGGATTCTGAGCGCCGATCGCGGATGAGATCGTTAGAACGCGGTTGAACGTGGGATCGGCCCCGATGCCACCATAAGCGTTCATGGCGTTTGGATTCAATTCGCGCTCTAGCCACGCGTCGCGCGCCGTTTTCTCGTCGTAACCACTCGCTTTCAATTCACCCAGTAGCCTCCGCGTCGACCCGCTGCAAAACACCTTTTTCCGCCTCTGCGCAGCGAGGGCGCGCCGCTCGGACCTGCTCGGTTTGGCCTCAATTAGAACGGCGTTCTCGCGCCCCTTCAGAACCGCAACACCGAACAGGCCGCCGAGACGCACTCGCCCCGCGACGCGTCCCGCCGTGGCTAGCACTCCGGCTCCAACGGGTGAGCAAAAGTCGAGGAAGGCAACGTCTGGCCGGAGCACATCGGCTACTGCATCCGCCTCACCAAGCTCGCAACGAACAGACGGCCACTTTTTGCGAAACGCCGCTACGGCTTCGGCCTCACGATCTACAGCGACGATCTGGTGCGCGGCCGCTCCTAGCCCAAGCAACACCGAGACATCGCCGCCTTCTCGCGAGGCCAACACGAAGAACGTGGACTCGCGGAATGGTTTCGAAAGCCCGGCCCTAACTGCGCGCCAGAAGCTGAGCCGAGCCAGCTTCTTGGCTGGTGAATCTCCAAGATAGGTATCGCTCACCGCGGCCCTCCGTTCGCCTCAACGATACCGCGCAGTGCCGCCGCGTGCCGCTGCCCCGCCTCCTCGCGCGCGACGCTGTCCGCGATCCGCCGGATGAGCTGGTCCCTCGCCGCCACGTTCGCCGGGTCCGTGTCCGGCGCCGGCCCCGTCGGCTTCTCGTGCTCCGCGAGCCGGTCCAGGAGATCTGTCCGCTGCTTAGTCACCGCCGACCAGCCCCGGAGGTCGCCAGCCTTCCGGAGCTGCTCCGCGAACGCCTCGAGCCGCGGCACCTCGGCCCGAAGGCGCTCCACGACGCCCTGGAGGGTCACCGGGCCGACCGGCTCCGCCTCGGCCGCGCTCGCCGCCTCCTCGGCCTGCACCGCCGCCACCGCCTGCGTCCGCGCCGCCCGGAGCACATTCGACACGCTCCCCGCGCTGACCCCGACCAGCTTGCCGATCTGCGGGGCGGTGAGGGCCGGTTTCGCCGCCTTCATCGCCACGATCGCGGCTCGCATCTCCGGGGAAAGGGCCTGGTTCGGCTTCACGTCACGTTCCAATCAGGGTGAAAAGCGGCAAATTCGCCTCGTGTGTCTGATCGG